CATATAATGTTTCGTTTGAACTTAGTATTATGGCTAAGTTGAGTGATGATGCGTTACAGATATTAGAACAAATCGTACCTTACTTTCAACCATCATTTAATATCACAATTAACTTGATAGATTCGATTGGTGAGAAAAAAGATATACCAATTGTCTTAGAAAGTATAAATCAAAGTGACCAGTATGAGGGAAGTTTTGAGACTCGTAGAACAATCGTTTATACTTTAGGATTTACTGCAAAGACATATCTATTCGGGCCAGTTGCAGATGATCCAGCAGGTCTTATCAAGAAAGTTGATGTTGATTACTATGGTAGCACAAATATTAAGACTGCGAAGAGAGTTCAGAGATATAGTGCAACACCACTTGCTAAACAAAATTATGATGATGATACAGCAACAGTTCTTGATGGTGCAATATCTGAGAAGGTCACAACCTTCAAGGTGAGCGCAACTACTGATTTAGCTGCAAATCAGAGAATTATTATTGATACTGAAATCATGAAGATTAGAAGTATCAGTGGTCAGAACATAACTGTATTTCGTGGTCATGATAATACGGTTGTTGCGAAACATGAACATAATGCAAGCATCGGTGTTCTTAGTGCAACTGACAATGCATCGATTGAATTTGGTGATGACTTTGGATTTGATGAAATGTCATCATTCTTTAGTGATGGTAAAACATTCAGTCCTTCACAGGGTATAGACATCTAGGAGAGTTATGAAAAATTTTGATTCTATCGAGGAAGCACTTAACGTTGATACAGAGGTCGTTGAAGACGATAAGATTCAACCTCAAAAGAATCAACTTAAAAAGAGTGATCAGAATGATTCTGAAAAGGACTATGAATATAGTCGTGCAAATTTATATTCTCTTGTTGAGAAAGGTCAGGAAGCAGTGAATGGTATATTGGAATTAGCACAGGAGTCAGATTCTGCAAGAGCATATGAAGTTGCTGCAACTACAATCAAAGCAGTTGCAGATACAACAGATAAACTTATTGACCTACAACAGAAGATGAAGGATCTAGAACAAGATCCAAACAAAGGGCCTACTAATGTGACAAACGCATTATTTGTGGGTTCAACAGCGGAGTTATCAAAATTAATTAAGAATCAAAATAAAGATGATAAATGAAATCTCCAGAACTATCAGAATTTTTTAGTCTTCTCGGAAAGGCCAAGAAAGAAAAGAAAGATGAGTTTGATAATCTTCTCAAAGAAGCAGACATCAATCTTGATGTCTTAACTTCGTCTGTCGTTACTGGAATTAAGGAAGCAAAAGTAAATATAAAGAAACAAAAAAAGAAAGAAGAAAAATTAATTGAACAACTAGATTCGATAATAGATGTAATTGAAAATCCAAAAGAAGTTAAGGATATTACAGAACCAGCAGTGACTGTTGGTGTGCCTGAAGATTTTGACGTGTCTTCTTTAGAGGATGCTGATGATAATCCATCATTTGAAGTTGTTGATTTAATCAAACCAGAACCGATTAAAACACCAAAGATAAGTGATACTGTCGCACAGGCAATCAAATTTATTGAAGAGACAAATATTAAAGAAGAAGTTGAAAACGCAGATGAGACAAGTGTGGACAATCTCAAAGCAGAGATTAAACAAGTCAGAGATATATTATACAAGGTTCTTGCACACGGGCCAGGATCTGGTGAAGTTAATCTTTTAAAGCTTGATGATGTTGATGAAGATAGTGCAAAGGTAGATGGTAAGTTTCTAAAGTATGAATCATCAAGTGGTAAGTTTGTAGGTGCAGATGCCAGTGGTGGTGCTGGAATAGGGACAAATGGTAGTGTCAATACAATTGGTATTATCACTGCTGCACAGTTCTCAGGATATAGTCATCTGACTGCTCCATATGGATCAACCACAACAATCACAGTTGCAGTTGCCACTAAAACAACCGCACACAGATATTACGGAACTGGAAGTTCTAATGGATATGTTTTAGATGGTATAGAATCTCCTTTCTTAACACTTACGCCTGGTAGAACATATCGTTTTTCTGGATCAATAGCTGGTAGTCATCCATTTAGATTTTATTATGATGCTGGAAAAACAACTCAATATACAACAGGAGTTACTGTAGGATCTGGTTATGTTGATTTAGAAGTTACAGATACAACACCAACAGTTTTACATTATCAGTGTTCTTCTCATGGTTACATGGGAAATGCAATTCAGGTAAACTCAAATGTAGTTGACACGCCTTCAGGAGGAACAGTCAGAGGAACACTTACTGCGACAGCTTTCTCAGGGCCACTTACAGGTAATGTTACAGGTAATGTTACTGGTGATGTTACAGGAGATTTGACAGGTAATGTCACTGGAAATATTACGTCATCAGGTGATTCTCAATTTACTAATCGTCTTCAATTAAAAAGCACTGATGGAACACCAGCAAGATTAGATTTTTATTGTGAGTCGAGTAACGCACATTATCTCAGATTACAAGCACCACCACACGCACAGTTTTCTGGTAATCCTACAGTTGTATTACCAAACTCAGCGGGAACACTATTACTATCTGACGGATCTGGTGCAAGTTTAACTAACTTAAACGCATCTAATATTTCATCAGGGACTATCGGTGCTGCGAGAATACCAACTCTTAATCAGGATACCACTGGTAATGCTGGAAGTGCAACGATACTTGAAAATGCAAGGACAATTGGTGGAGTATCATTCAATGGATCTGCAAATATAGATCTGCCTGGCGTCAACTCTGCTGGTAATCAAAATACTGTTATTGATAATAGTGTAAGGAGCACTAATGTAAATAACAGTGCTCCTATCATTACTAATAAGTTCAATAATGACTTACAAGATTGTTTTTCGCCTTAAGCGTCTTCTTTGGCAAGCTTTGCAAAATAAGACATTGTGTCTTCTTCAGAAGTATCAACTTCTTCTGCGGTCACTGGAGCGACAGATTCAACTGGCTCGTTAATCTTATTTTCTTCTTTTACCGTATAAGCACCTACGTTCATTTCCTCACCAAGAACTCTCATTAACTTTGCCTTAAGCTCGTCATATGTCTTATAGTTCTTAGGATTAGTGAACTCGGTTAGATCGTGTAATTGATTATAAGCACTTTCTAACTTAGCCTCATCACCATCTTGAAATGCAGTAGCCGCAGCAAACTCAGACTTATCGTAGTTTCTATAACCTTCTACGTTTCTTATCTTAAGTTTAAAATTTGCGCCTTCCCAGAAATCAAATGGATCGATAGGTTGCTCATCTGCAAATGATGGATTCATAAGATCGTAAATCTTATCGAAGATTTTTTTACCGAACTTATATAAGAATACTTTACCTTCATTCTGAGGTGCTGAAGGATCACTTACAACCATAATGTTAGTTACATAATGTAACCTTCTTTTTTGGCTTCTTGCTTTTTCTTTATCAGATTCGATACCTGAATTCCAAAGCCTAGAGTTTAACTCACCAACTGGATCAGGTTGACCAATAGACGTTAGAGAGTTTTCAATATACCATAAGCCGGTTGGACCTTTGAAGCCATGATCCCAATATCTGACAAAAGGAATCTCACCATCTTTACCTGGTAAGAATCTAATGACAGCATAACCGTTACCAGCTTTATCAACTGTAGGTTTCCAAATCCTTTCATCGACGTAGGATTTTTGTTCACCACTTGATGTAGCCTCTGCTGCTTGAATGATTTTATTGATGTTACTTCCGCGATTGCGTTTTAATGTTTCAAATGACATAGTATTGTCTCCTTATTAACTGAAATATTAACTGTAGTATGTTTGTATATATTAGTACCCCGGCAACCATTCACTAGCTTACAAGGTACCTATAATATATATACGGGTTATTCAAATAAAGCATCGTCGAGAGAATTTTTTTTCGGTAAATAATTTAAATTCATCGCTTCTGCTTCAAGCTTATTTTTAATTATTGGTGATATGAACTTTTTAATATCTTCAATATCAATATCGTTCTTTTCACACAATTGCAGAATGGCATCCATATATGGCATTTTCTTTTCTGCAACCGTACTTTCAATAAGCTTGGTGAATTTGGCTCTTGTTAGAAATTGTTCTTCAATCTTACTCATTTATCTAACACTCTTAATAATATTGTATCTTTATTGATACGACCGTTTGGTGCAAATGTTTTTGTAGTTATATCTTTCCACGCCTCATCAATTTGTTTTGGTGTCTTTGATAAGAACATTGGTAAGTAATCATCAGGCTTACGTAAAGTTACTGCTCTACTTGTTGCCTTGTTAAAGTTTTTAATTGTTGAACCTGATATTACAAATCCACTTGGACTGTCTGTAACATA